ATGATGGTGAAAAAAACAAAATCCAATTCACTAAAAAAAGTTGCAACACTTGCATTAGCAAATTTATTATTAGTTGGTGCACTTACTGACAATAGTGCCAAAGCCGAATCTAAGAAAGATGATACTGATTTGAAGTTAGTTAGTCATAACGTTTATATGTTATCGACCGTTTTGTATCCAAACTGGAGACTTTTAACATAAAATTACTTATCATTCAAAAAGTAAAACAGCATAATATCAAGGTTTATAACTTTATCATTATCAATAATACCTCATATAAAATAAAATTTTAGGGACTTTTTAGGGACTTTAAATTTAAAATTACAAGTTTAATAGAAACATCAAAATAATCACATGTTTGTGTGGAATGTACACCCCAAAAGCTAGACTGAAAAATCTATTTTTTGAGGTGTATTTTTATAGGTAAATATAATAAATTAGAGTAGACAACTCAGAATTCCAATTTTATAATAATATTGCTTGACATATCAAACTAGATAGTACTATTTTGAATATATTATTATAATCAAAAATTCATTGTAAACTTTTAGACAAAAGGAAGTAATAAAAACGTGAAATTTAAAACAACTAAAGAATGTAAAAGTAATAATATCTTTAAAAGAAGTCAAGAAATTAATAATAGAGAAAGTGAAAAGGGTTGTTTATGGGGCATTAGCATGTTGATTCTACTTTTCTTATTGATTCTGTTTGGAATAACTGCTTGTTCATCAAGCATTCACTTTATTAATTAGATTTTTTTACTTGGAGGTATCATGTGAAGAACCATACAAATATAATTAATATCTTATTAGTTATAGTCAACTCATTAACTCATTTTCTAACTCTAAACACCTCATTTTTTAATAATTCAGCATCGGATTTCTGTTTTATCATAGGGGCTATATTTTTCTTAATCGGAATTTTTGTTGCAATATACGGTATGAAGCGAGCAACATATTGGTTAAACTTATTGATTTTATTTACCAATATTTTTTATTTTCTACACTTCTGTGTGTTACTTTTGTTAAAATATATAGGATTTAAATTATTTATTTATGAAGGGTGTGTATTGTTATTTATCTAATTTATAGTCTAATTGTCTATTTCATCTGCATTATAAATTTTTTCATAATGGCTGCACCATTCTTAATGACTAATGCTGATTATGTATGGACGCCTATGACTACAGTTACGTTATTTATTTTGAGTTTGATTATTTTCTTGATATTTATAAAAACAAAAGATGTCGTTCATTTAACAATTTTCATATTAAACTTACTTTTTTCAATACTTTATTGTTTGCCTATACTGTTTTATTTATGAACACTTTTATATTATCTAGAAAATTAAAACCACCCGTAAAAGGGTGGTTTTTTTAATATTTACTTTTTAGTGCTTCGTCAATTTCGTTATAAATCTTTTGAAGTTGATATTTTGCTTCTGACATTTTCTTAAAGTCTTTTGACTTAAGAGCATACATTGCTTTTTGACCTGAAATTTTTATAGTTCGCTTATAATAAGTGTTTAAACTTCCAGTAGCTAATTCATTAACATTTAGTTCATCTAATAACGATTTTAATTCATTAGCTAACTTTTCGTTTTGATATTCATTCGATGTTGGCAAGCTTGTGCTAGCTTGTGCCTCATTTTTATCTAGATTAGTTACTAGTGGTGATGCTAAAACGATTGCTAAAGTTCCCGCAAGTATAGATTTTCTAATTTTCATTTTTTATTCTCCTTAGTAATTAGTACTAATTTATTTTAATGACTGACTAAAAAAAAGTACATTAATTATTCATTAACTATATAGATCTTCTTATTAAATGAAAATTAATAAATTATCAAATTGACATACCTTATTGTATTTATAGAAAAACAAAAAAAGGTAAGCACCGAAATGCTTACCTACTTCCCATAAACAATATAACACATATACATTGATTTGGAAAGCGCAAAAATAAATTTAATATACTAGCCCGAAGGGGAGCAATACATAAAAAATGAAAGGCGCTCCTTGAAAACGCCCAAGGTAATATTAACATAAAATGGCTACTATTGCATTATCTAATTTTATTTAATTAAAACAAATATATATAGCACAAAAAAACTAGCCCGAAGGCTAGCTTATGAATAGATGAAAATTTGAACACATTGCTGTGTCTAAGATAAATATAGCACATATTAATTACTATTAATAGAAAAATTATAGCGTTTTTTAGATTATTTCAATTTATCGAGACCAAATTCATCAAAACACTAATTGAATTTTAATTTTTAGTTAAAAATAATTAATCTTTTATTAATTTCAAGTTAATTAATATATTTCGTCGATTAGATTAAACTCATTTTAGGAATTTCGCAAAACTAACTATAAATTTAAATATAGAATTTAAGGAGAATTAACATCATTATGAAAAAGAAATTAGCAACAACAGTTTTAGCATTAAGTTTTTTAACGGCAGGAATCAGTACACACCATCATTCAGCGAAAGCTTTTACTTTTGAACCGTTTCCTACAAATGAAGAAATAGAATCAAATAAGAAAATGTTAGAGAAAGAAAAAGCTTATAAAGAATCATTTAAAAATAGTGGTCTTCCTACAACGCTAGGAAAATTAGATGAACGTTTGAGAAATTATTTAAAGAAAGGCACAAAAAATTCTGCTCAATTTGAAAAAATGGTTATTTTAACTGAAAATAAAGGTTACTATACAGTATATCTGAATACACCACTTGCTGAAGATAGAAAAAATGTTGAGTTACTAGGTAAAATGTATAAAACATACTTCTTTAAAAAAGGAGAGTCTAAATCATCTTATGTAATTAATGGTCCTGGAAAAACTAATGAATATGCATACTAATAGTAGTTACATAAATTAAAAGGTAGATATTTCTTTTTTATATAAAGGTTTGGCAGACATTTCATAACTTGCCAAACCTTTATATATCTAATTATCAAACTGCACTAAACTTACCAAAACTGCTTATTCTATTACCTGCCTTGTCTACCTCTCCTGTCGCTATATAACGACGTTGTCCACTATTAGCAATATAAGTAATCCATCTATAGCCATTAATGCAATATGCGCCGTCATATTTGATAGTTGCGTTATTGGGTAATACACCTGTAATTCTTGAATTAGTTGAATAGCCATCCCTCACGTTATTACCTTTAACATTGGCAACTGTGTAATAACCAGTCTCTTTTTTATACGGTACATTGTTTTTATCGAGTGTATAACCTGCTGGCACTGGTGAATTCTTTTCATTTTTAGCTGGTGTTTTAACATTACTGATACCTGATACACACTTCCAATAAAAATAACCACACCATTTAAGATGCGGTGTAGCGACTGTAATATTTCTATGTTGTTGAGATATATGTATCGAGTGAAGGGCAAAAAGGATATCAATTGCAGGATAAGTGTTAGGTTACTAGGCCACTTAACAGGCTATATAGTTCACTCCTACTATATACAGTTAATTATAACATAAAAAGCACCCCGTAAACTATTATACGGGAATGCTAAAGTCATATATACTACGAGGGAGTAGTATGAAAACTATGCTCTCTATCATAAGAAAAAACACCCAGTGACATGCTTGGGTGAACAAGGATAGATGTAAATAGTTGATGCATGTGTAACACATCATAACAAAAAACTAGCCCGAAAGCTAGCTATAACATACAATCTAAAAAGACGTCCCTTGAATACGTCTAGAAAGATTATAACATAAAAAAATAGGCAAGTACCGAAGTACCTGCCTAAAAAAGGATTATCCACTTTTTCATCCTAACTGATTTCTCCCCATAAGTCACCTAATATCTGATTAGGTGGGGAAGAACCATTCGTGCATGAATGAGAATTTGATGAAAGATAATTTTCACTACACATATTCAATCAAGACATTGCTTTCTATAATAAACAACTATTTTGTTTTATTTCTTTTCTATAATAACCTTTGTAATTAAGTTGAATCCAGGGTTTTTAATATGCTCTGATAAATCTGGGACAACAAAACCTTTTTCTGTTATAGGGAAAGACTTCGTTTCTTCTTTTTTCTTATTCTTATCATAATAAGTGACTTCGATCTTTGCGCTTGGATCTAATTCAACTACTCTAAACTCTTTATATGCTGTCGCATCTAATGCCCATTCGACATAGTATTCAATTTTTTCTTTTGTAAGTGTAGTCCCAGGTTTAATAGGAAACTCGACATAATGAGGGGATAGCAATTCATTTCCTTTACCATCAACTCCAGTCACATTTACCATCAAATACGGGCCTGTTGGTTCAAAATAACTCGCGTCATCGCCTTTTTTATATTTTCCTTTGTCGAATGAACTTGATGCACTTACCTCATTAGTAATTGAAGAAAATGAGAATAATAACAATAAAACAGTTAAAAATAATAAACCTCTTTTGAGCATGGCGCTTCCTCCAAATATAATATATTTGTTTTTATTTATCTCTTTTTATAGCTAACACCCTTATTTAAGATGATAAATATCAACAACTTCATTTTATATTGAGAAAATATTAAAAATCAATAAAATATTAAAAGAAACTAAAATTACATTAAAAAATAATTAACAAATATTTAACATTTTAACCTAAGAATTAAAACACTTCTTTCACAATCAATCTCTCATGCCATATCCACTCATTATGATTGTTCCAATAAATGCGACACCAACCATCTATAATTTCAAACACATATATTAATGTTCCAGGCGCGTATACAGCCTGTCCAACATCGAATCTATAGTTAGTACGATTATCACCGTATCTAGTGGCTGAAGTAGCACCTAAGCCGTCGATTTTCGCATTAAAATAAGCACCTTTTGACCATTTAAGGTTATAAGGCGCTTTACTTCCAACTGTTATTTTACTTGCAGATTTACCGACTGCTTTTTGAGCAGGTGGTTTAACTTTATTTGTGATCTTATTCATTAAGCCCTCACTTTTATACTTAGGTCTAATAAAGTGAGTACAGCCGTAATAATTATCCCAACGTAACTTTGCAGGCGTATTTGCGTTACCGTCATAGTTCTGTTCCAAAATTAAAAATTGGTTTGTATTACCACCATTAAACACTAAACCAATATGACCGTATTGTTTATATATTCCTTTGGTAAATACAGCCACATCACCTATTTGTGGAACAAACGATGGTGTGTTTTCATATACTGTTGCCATGTTTTTAAAATCGTTATTGATTGCATCTTTTGCATTTCCCCACATTCTAATTTCTAACAACCAATAAATGTAATCAACTGCTAAATCTGCACATTGGTAACCATACCAACCGTCAAAATCAATATATCTACCTTGATACCAACGTAACCTTGCTCTTGCTTCACTGTATGTTTTCATTATTTTACCTCCTAGTATTTTCTTCTTGGTTCTTCATATTCTAAAGCTTGGTGGCTATCACCTATACCTTTAGTAGTCGGGTCTTGAATCACACCAGTTAATACTAAAAATCCTAATATAGCGTTTAAACCGTCTGTTAATTGCTCTGTATAAACTTGGATATCATACCCAATAGCTTTTGCGATGTTTTGAGCAAATAAAAAGATAGCTGACAATATCGCTACCCAAAATGATTTTTGTTTCATTCTAATTTTCCAATTAATCATATTCTTATCTCCTTTTACCCAAAATAAAAAGACGACTAATAAGCCGTCTATTTGATATTTATATTATGGTGTGTTAATTTATATATAGAAAAAGGGCAACATGCGCAAACATGTTACCCTAATGAGCCCGTTAAAAAGACGGTGGCTATTTTAGATTAAAGATTAAATTAATAACCATTTAACCATCGAAACCAGCCAAAGTTAGCGATGGTTATTTTTTATTGCTTAATTCAATAAGCTTGATTACTAGACCTATCAATGCAATAAGGAATAAACCAAACTGCAACATGGTACTAATTGTAATCATTAGGCGTCTCCTTTCTAAAGATTTCAGTAATGCCACCATAGGCACCACCTCCTTATACTCAGATAGCCACCATCTATCCAACTTGCTCACTTCTGCATATTACCATAATTACAACAATAAATAAAAAGTCAGTACCGAAGCACTGACTAAAACTTATTTACATTTACCGAACCAAAAACATGTCCAGAAACTATAACCAAAGATTAGTTTAAACATTTTATTCACCTCTCTTATATGCCCATAAGCATACGCAATAATGCTATAATTAGCGATCCAAATATTGTCCCAACTAAACCAAGCACCCACATTTTCATATCACGTATGTTCTTATCATTTTCTTTCTTATTCTTTTCATCTATTTCTCTTTCTTTTTGAATAGCATCTAAGGTTTTATCTAATTTAATGTTAACTTGCTCTTGGGTTTTTTGACCTAATTTAATTTCATTGAGTGTGCTGAGCATTGTTTTATCATTCTCTTCTAACCTTCTGATGCGCCATTCATGTTCGTGTTTTTTGAACCACCCCAATTCAGTACACCCGCTTTCTAAAAGAATAAAGATTATGAGTATCTAACTCATAGCTTTTCATACTGTTTCAGTGTTAACTGTTACCTCTGGAGATAAATCTGATCTTTCAACTACTTCTTTAACTACTTTCACACGTTGTTTTTTGTTAGTTAATTGATATAACAAATTTAACGTCTCCGCAATTTTCTTAGCGTTTTCTTCAGATTTAAAATCTTGAGCATGGTTAACCATTTCAGAAGTTGTAAAACTTCCTGTGAAATCTTGATATACTACACGTTCTGTACCTTCTTTGTCGATTTGTACTAAAATAAACCTTTCTGTATTGTTGATAATTTCTTTTGCCATAATTAAATGACCTCCTTAAATTTTTGTATAAAAATAGTGCTAAAGATTACTCTTCCTCAGCACATTGTTGATTTTCTTTATTTTCTTGTATATACGCTTTTAACATCGCGTTTTCTTGTGTTAACCTCATAATTTCCTGTGATAAATAATGAATTGTATATTCAGGATTAGCTTGTAATCCTTGTTTGTTATCCTGCATTCTTTGACTCCTCCAATTTCTTGATTCTTAGTTGTTGTTCTTTGATAACAGGGATAAGATGAATCCATAGACGATCATACGCTATACCTTCAATTTCTCCTTTGTCATCATACGTGACAAACTCTTTTAATCCTAAATTCTCCACCTCTTCAGCAATCAAACCTACGTATCTATCAAGTTTATAGGTGTCTTCCGATAATTTTCTATCTTCTCTCAGCTCTCTAGCTAAAATTTCAGACTCAGCTTTATCAAACCACGTTCTAATAGGTAAGTTAAGAATAGCTTTTGAATGTTCCAGTTGTTCATCTCTATCGTTATATTGATTTTCGATAGATAACTTGTATTTACGCGCTGATGTCGAACGCCCAATTGTGCCAGCAGAAGTAATATGCAAATTAGCTGCGGCCGAATAAGTACGTCTATAAATTGAGTTAGAAGCTATCCTATCTCCTGCATCATCTGAACCTACAGACAGTAGGTCTGTACTCTGTATATGAATATACCTATTACCATCACGTCGTTTCAGCATATTAAATTTGCCATACCCTGCTTCGATTGTTGTATCTCCACCTGTTGCATATCGTCCATTAACAATTTGAACAAGACCTTTATTTCTTTCTTTAGAAAACCTGATACCCGCACCGTAATCATAGTTCTCATCAGAACCAAACATAATATAACCGTCACTCGAATAAGCATTATCTGCATTAGACAGCGTGAATGCAAATCGGTTTAATCCAGGCACTTTGTCTGTGTTTGGATATAAATACACCGGTGCCTGTTTGCTTTTGATATTCGATGAAGCGTAAGACTCCAGAACAACCCGATTATTATCTGACGTTAGTGCAACGACACCACCATAGGAATTGATTGTTATGCCATTCATACCGCTATCACTGTAAGTTTTATCCCACCATTGAATAGTACCGGATGAACCTCCGTCTTCGCCTTCTCCATCAATATATGTTGAAATACCAAAATGTGACATATAAAGTGAACCGCCTGCGGTATTATTTCTAAACCTTAGATGTCCATCTTTAAGACGTGTGAATATATCATCGGTTGATCGTTTGCCTTTCCAAGTTCGTTGCACAATACCACCTAGTTCAATAGAATCATTCTGTATTTGAACATATCTGTTATTGTTACCGCCTTTAATTCCAATTCTATTAACATTGATATCAAGACCCTCTCTTGATAAATTAAGGCTGTTGACAATATCGGTTTTATCTACTTTATCTCGCATATTTTGGATAAGAAGGTTTATTTCTCTATTACCGTTAATATCAATTTTATCAGCATTTAATCTAATACCACGTGGCCCCACATTTAAAGCTTGAGCCACTCCGTTATCATCATATCTGATTGTTGTTCCATCTGTAACGTTTTGGACAATCTCGTTTAATATATTTGAAAGTGTACGATTGGTTGCATTAAACTCTTCTTTAGTAGTTCTTAATTTGATTTCCTTACCATTTTGTATAATTTGAGAACCATAGCGAGTCAGTGTTCTCCTCTGTGCATCTGTGCTTTCTTTGACCTTGTTGTCTGTATAAGCATTAGCTTTCTTTTCAGCGTTTCTAGCCTTTAGTTCTGCGTTTTGTTTTGCCTCTTCAAGTTTAGCTTGAGCATCTTGTATAGCGCGTTGCTCTTCTTCCGAAATTTTACCATCAGCATACGCTTGCGATTCCTTCTCTTTAAGATTATCTTGAGCATCAATGTATGATTTTAAAGCTTCTTGCGCTTCTTGATTTGCTTGTTCAATACTTGCTTTAATCTCAGGATTATTGGACAAATCACTTAACTGGTCATCAGTATATTGTTTTTGTTCTTCCAATCCGTTTCGATATTCGTTTAACGTAACTTTATCTTTGATTTCACCTTTTAAAGTCGTTCTCTCAGCTTCAGCAGTATCTAAACGTTCAACAATACCGTCTTTGTCTGTTTTATAGTCCGATGTTTTTACATAGTCACGTAATTGTTCTTTTGTGGATTCTCTAGCTGCTTCAATAGCTGATTTAACAACATTAGGTTCTCCGACTAACTGCAAATCTTCATTCACCGTTAAACCAAATTTTGTTGCTATTATTTCCAACGCTTCTTTATATTTTTCATCAGTGTATTGTGACTGTAATAATTTAAATCTATCTGAAATGGCGATTTTGACATCTTCTACATCTGTATAAACATCTTGTAATTTCTTTCTATACTCAAGAAATAAAGTTTTTGTATCTACCAACCGACCAATCGTTGCAGTTTCGGGTGTCATAGATTCTAAATTATTTTTAATTTGATTATAAACATCAATCACAGCGTCTAAACTTGCTTGTAAGTCCGCTTTCAAATCATTATCTACTAAGTACTCGCTATTCAGTAATTCTGTAGCTTCTGACAAAAGACTAGCGTGTTGTATAGATAAATTAATAAAAATATTGTTTAATTCACTGAATAGCGCTTTCTCTCTTGTTATACCACCTAATTTTTCAACATCATTTGGTGTTGCTTCAATCCATCGACCATTCCAATATCTACGCAAGACAGCAACATCAGGGTTACTTGTATCATACCAAAGCGTATCATTGACTGGATTTTCTGGCGGTGTATCACTTTTATGAATTTTGCGTTCAAAGTATTCTAATTCACCATCTACAACATCTTTTACTATAGTATTGATATTGCTAATATTGTCGTTTAATTTTTGGTGTATTAGGTTTAATCGCTTGTTAAACTCTTCTCGTAATTCTGATTCTTTGAACTCTTTAGGTTGACCGAATGTATATGTGCTATTTTCTGAAATTATGTTATATTCTTCAGCAATAACTTCTGCCTCTACATACAATGGCGGGTTAAAATCTCTATGTTTTACTCTGACTGTATCGCCAATTGATATAATCTCGTGCGGATACGTAACTTCCAAATCAGTAGAAGTAATCTCATATGACATAACTGCCGACTTACGTTTATTTAACTCTGTTTTGGCTAAAGAACTTAATCGTGTTTCATTCATATTTTGATCATCTGATTGTGGTTCATATATCCCCCAAATATAGCGCATAGGTAGGTTGAATTGACTTTGCGCTTCGTCATCTGTCACAACTAGCTCTAAACGCTTTCCTTTGTCATTTTCGGGTCCCACAGCAATTAATGCTGTTTTGATTTCTGACATATCAATCTTCCTAGTTAACCCAACCAAATCTTTACCATACTCAATTTCTTTACCTTTGAATAAGCTGTTTTTCTTTTTGAGTACCACATATCTACCTTTGACGGTATTAGAACTAAGCTCTATATAAAAATCCAATACCATTTTATAGGTTGTACATAATTGCTTTAAAACTTCATATCTAGTTTGATAAGAAGTCCATGACGTAGTACGTAAGCCATCGTATTCGGTTTGTTCAGAAACTTCCCAACCTGTATCGCTCAACACATCTTTCAATGCTTCTGAAGTTGTCTTTTTCTCAAATTTGCCTGGTGCATACGGTTTAGCTGTTGTTATATCAGCAAGATAAGACGCTATACATTCTATCTCTGTGTAGCCGTCCATCGTATCTTGAACCCAGTTAATAATAAATTCACGCCATTGTTTGTTTGAATCCCTTATAATAACACGATGTCGTTCACGGAACTTTTCAGCTCTTTCTGATGATATGAGCAGTTCAAGCATTTCTGAATTGTCATTAACATTACGTTTATGAATCGCTCTAACTAAGGAAGGGTCATCAGTAGAAAGGAAATCTATAATCTTGTCGTTAAAATCTAAAACATGTATCACACTCTCATCTCCTTTCTATAAATATCTATCTTGCCATTTAACCGTCGTATCAAAGACGTTTTCAGGTTGTATGATTAATTCACTGTACCCAGAATCAACATTGAAATAATTACTTCCAAACGATTTCTCGCTCAACATTGGTTCCTCATTGATGACAACACTTTTTGCTTGCATATCTATTTTTACTAAATCACCTTTTTGTATAATGACATCCCTTGCGCCTTTCGGTTTTGGTAGAATCTCCGTATTGAATGAACCTAATCCATTCATCTCCATCCACTTATAACCATTATACTTCGCACTATAGATAGCTATGATAGAAGCTGGACGCTGATAAAACTTACCGCCATCTATCCACTCTTTCTCATCCATATCAATAGGTTTACGTCTATCTGGGTCTTTAATGTGATCAAATTTCCAAGTTTTAATAGAAAATTTATTACCTACTCTTCTGAGCCGCATATAAACAACGATTCTGTCCAAGTTATACATTATCGGTTTATTCTGATAGTCGTATATCTTTTTGGGGTCTCCTTTTTGGTTATACAACGTAACAACAATATGTCCTATTTTTCTATCATGATATTTATTTTCATAACCAATAGAAGCAAGTAACTTACCATCACTATCATAAATATGTTGTGCTGTTCTTCCGGCACCTTTACCTTTTTGTTCAACAATACATTTATAGGTAATTTGAAAATCTGTCATCGCTTTAGGGAGCCCTCGTTTCGTGCCAGCACCAACCCAACCTTTTGCATCAGAAAAATTAGTTGCTTTATATCCTTCGCCAAGATTGGATATCACAAAGTCACCGCCGACTTTACCACCTAAATCATTACTTGGAATATCTTCAGTAATCATCTTAGTCCAACCTTTGAAATCACGAAACTCACTATGATAAACAGGAGGCATGTAATCCTTAACTTCTTTGGTTACCTCATCATCACCAACCATAAAATAATCTTCATCATTTTTAGTGATCATAAAGTAACTAGATGGTTTAATTGCTCGGGCTTCAACAATTAAAGGAGTGTCAGCAGTCCCACTATTTACAACTGAAACTTGGTCTGAAATCGCAGTATTTTTATATCCTGTTACTGAATATTTGTAAGGGTCTGTTAGTACTACTTTGATAGTGAACTTAACAGGTATTGCAAATTCTTTGTGCAGCTTTATTGGTCCTTCAAAATAAGCGTTCCAGTACCAATCTTTAGATTTGAATTGTAATTTAACTTGTTCCTCGTAGTTAAAAAACTTTACTAATTCATTCAAGACGTCATCATGTGTTTTAAAGCCGTTGTGAGATAAATAGTCATTACGTACCACCAAAGGTATATCAAAACTATAAGATTCAAGCCTACGCCCTTTATATATAGACCCCGAACGTCCATCTACATTTTCAGTTTTTAAAACATAATTAAAAGAGGGTATTTCAAACCCTCTTTCGACATACAACCAAGGAATTGTTTTGTTGTTCACTTTAATAGTGTCTATCATTGAATAGCAATTCCTCCTTTTCTAAACTTTACTTTTGTTGATTCTTGCCTTTCTCGCTTTTCTATAGACGCGTTCACCTTTTTATCAAAAGCGTATTCGTCAATAATCGGCTGATAATCTTTATCTGCAATCACATCGTTGGATTGCGCTATTTTCAGTAATAAAGCTATTTGTTGTTGCTGTTGTTCAATCATTTTCAATAATAAGCTTGGGTCATCAAACCCATTTACACTAGACAATTGACTAGGACGCTTATTTTTACTCGCTTTTCTCCCTCTTACTTCTGCTGCTGCATAATGCAACATCTTCATTGCATCATTTCTACGAGCTGGATCTGTTGGAATAATCCATTCTGGATGACCGTCTTCACCTAAGTTATACCAACCATCAAAAACTTTTCCACCTGTAGCATATGCGTAATCACCAGCACGCTTAAATCCATCCCAACCGTAGCGTCTAACAATGTACTGCATTGCTGAAATACCTTGATGAACCGGATTATTAAAGTTAGTATATCCACGTTTAGCGTTTGCTCTAAAAGTTGAGCCGATGATTTGGAATAATCCTCTTGATGGGTCTCCTCTTTGAGCATTAATATCCCAATTATTCACTGCATTTGATTGATAGTTACTTTCACGCTTTGCAACTCGCATCATCTGGTCATGAATCCACTTACCTTTATAACGTCCTCCTAAAATACTTTGCGCTTGACGGATTACTCGGCTTGCATAAGTTGCACCACTTCCAGAAGTAGCACCACCGCCACCAATTGATAACCTACCTTTTTTCTTTGCATTTCTTAAATATGGTTCAGGGTCAAAGTGACGTCCATTTCTTCTCATTTCAAAATGTAAGTGTGGTCCTGTACTAAATCCGGTATTACCAGTTAAACCAACAACATCGCCGGGCTTTACCATCGTGCCACTAGGTGGTGATTTGCTAAAGTTTTTCAAATGCGCAAATAGCATATCGATAACTCCACTAGTAATTTTTACATAATTACCATAACCACCAGACATAAATGGCATTCTTGTAAGTCTGCCACCCATCGGCGTTCTAACTTCTTGATATACAAATGGAAAATCGACACCTTCATGAAATGGTCTTCCAGTTGCAGCAGTATAAGCTGCGGTACGTCCATAATGATAATTAATTTTGTCAGGGTCTAATATTCCGCCGACTAAATCGCCACCGCCCATAGCTTCTAAATTTTCTTTTATCCAATCAGTAGCACTTTTCTTAATCTTAGACCATGCAGCTTTTGTTATGTCGCCTGCAATTCCCATACCTTTAGTTAAAGAATTGAAATCAATTCCAAAAGCTTCAAGTATATAATTTAAAAGTTTGCCAGGATTTTCCATAAAATCTAAAACATCGCCAACTTTATCGCCAAGCCATTTGGTACCTTTACCTATTTGATCTTTTGTCCAGTTAAATGCCGATGATGCACCGGATTTAATATCTTTCCACATAGTACCTAAGCTAAATCTTGGAAGCGTTCCGTTTAACATTGAATAAGTTTGTGTACCGTTGTATACTTTTGAGCCTTTAGGTAAATAAGCGGTAGTATCTGTATTAGGTGTGATTACACGTTTACCATTAGGGAATTCAATTATTTCATTTCTGAAACCATTCGGACCATTTCCACGTCCTTTATCCCCAACCGTAGCGAACGTATCCCGCGCAATCTTACCGTTCTTAACTAATCTTGTAGTAGTATGTGTGTGTTCTGTACCAGTGTGTAACTTAGGTATTTTATCCATTCCCAGCTTACCACCGACCCAGTTTAAACCTTCAATTAATTTATTAAGTCCTTTTTTAATAGCATCTACCATACCGCCGATATGACTTTTAATTTTGCTGATAATACTTTGTAAGCCGTCACGCATATTTGTAAAAATTCCACGCACTTTACTCCATAAACGACTTGCAATTCCAACCGTATTATCTTTAATGGAATTCCAAATATTTGCCATCCAATTTCTTAGATTACTAAAAATATCTTTTGTCGCATTCCACAAACTAGTGAATTTTGATTTCACACCACTAAATAATGACTGTGCTTTTCCTATCGTATTCGTACGGATACTACTCCATGTGTTAGATAACCAATTTTTCATATTCGTGAAAATTGATTTGACACTATTAAATAAGAATCCAAAAATACTTTTTGTCGCATTCCAAATTGCTGATAAAGATTTACTGAATATACTTTTTATTACGTCCCAAATACCTGTTATTAATCCTTTTAGCAATCCGCCAAAGTACCTAACAACGCCAAGTATTTTGCCTACAAACCATAATTGAATTAAATTCCATATTAATTGAACGACTCCTTTAAGAATCATAATAATCGCGTCCCAAACTCCTCGCCAATCTCCAGTAAATAAACTTGAGAAGAACTTAATTAAACCTAGTATGATATTTAAAGTTCCTTGTATCACACCTTTTATATTCTCCCAAGTACTGACAATCAAGGCTTTAACCGCCGGCCAAATAAATTGCATCACTTGCCAGATTGCAAACATTATTGGTTTAATTACAAAATTTAAGATAAATTCAAATATAACTTTGATAAAATTGCATATATTTTGAAGCGCTTGAACAATAGAAATTCCGTTTTCATTAAAGAATCCATTAATTTGACTCCAAATATCTTTAGCGAAATCAACGATTGCTGAAACCGCTTGTTTAAAGACGTTTTTAACGGAATCAATGAAAGGTTGAATAAATTGAATAAAATTACTAAATGTTTGTTTAACACTTTCAATTGCATCATTAACAAAATTTCTAAATGTTTCAGATTTCTTATAAGCAATTGTAAATGCGACTGCTAGGCCAGCTAAAACACCTAATACAATGCCAATTGGACCAGTTAAAGCTGTGAAGACAGTTCCTAATATAGGTACTTTAGTCGATAAAAAACTAATTAATCCATCAGCCTTTGCAATACCAGCTAATAGTGGGGCTAATACAGTTACTGCATTACCAATTGTGCTTATAAATGCACCTAACCCAAAAACTACAGGACCAATTGCAGCAGCAATACCACCGAAAATAACAATTGATCTTTTAGAACCATCACTTAAATTCGAAAACCAATCGACAGCGACTGATAGCTTTTTTATTAATTCTTCCATGACTGGAGCAAACGCACTTTCAATAGAAGCCCATACATCAGCACCTACTAATTTTAATTTATTCATTGCTACTTTAAATCTTTCGGAGCCACTTTCAGAATCTTTAAATGTTTGGTTTACTGTGCCTTGGGAATCTTCAATAGTTTTTAAAAATTCTTGATAACTAAAGCGACCACCTTTAATAGCGTCTGCTAAATCAGGACCTGCCTTTGCACCAAATGCTTCAATCGCTAAAATAGTTGCGCTAGCTATATCCGGCGTCTTTTCAATTTCTGCTAATGTCTTCTTAAATTCTTCTCTTGGGTTTTTACCAGCTTTACCCCAATTTGATATAGCTTTTTTCAAACCACTGAATGCTATTTCAGTATTAACGCCTGACTTTTCCCATTGAGAGAATAAAGCAATTGATTCTTTCATCTCAAAGCCCATAGCTCTCATTGGAGCGCCGTATTTAGTAATACTATCAGCTAATGTGTCAACACTTATCCCACTAGCTTGCGCCGCTTTTGCTACCATATCCAAAACACTTTGATATTCACTTGCTTCGATACCTGCATCGCCCATTGCACGGGTAATTAACTGTACGGCTTGCACACCGTCAGAACCTGTTATATGACTGAATTTCAAGAATGACTCTGTGGCATTTTCAAGTTCTTTACCTGTAAAACCTAATCTTGTATTAACTTCTCCTAAAACTCCACCAACAGTTTCAGCATCTGCTGGAAAATTGCCATAAACATCTTTAAATGAGTTCTGCAATTTTTTTAATTCACTGCCTGTTGCGCCTGTTGCTTGAGTAACAGTATCTAAACCTTTATCAACTTCTGCAAAAGCTTTTCCTGATGCTGCTGCGATACCTAAAACAGGTGCAGTTACACCAATCATCATGCCTTTACCAATGGATTTTAAACCATCACCCATTTTTGTTAATTTAGGTCCCATACTTTCAAAAACTTTACTGGTTTTTCCCCAGCCACTTTCTGCCATTCTTTGAGCTTCAACTTGAGCTTTTTTGAACTCTTCAAATTCGGCTGATGTTTTTTGTAATTCTCTTTCTAAATAATTCAGTTCATTTGCTTGTTTGTTATATTCTTGTCGTAACTTTTGAGCTCCTGCACTGTTTTCGCCCTGTTCTTGAGATACCTTGTCATATTGCTTAGCTAAATCATCAACGTTTTTCTTATAACCTGTGATAGTTCCATCAAGTTCTTTAATCCTTTGTTTGTAACTATCAGTTGATTTTTCGGTATATTTGAAGTTGTTGCCTGTTAATTTTAAGTCAGAATTTAAAGTTTTAAAGTTTCGTTTGATTTCTGCAAATGATCTATTTAAATTTGCTGCATCTAAATCCAAACCTATAGATAAACCTTTTATTCTTTCTCCCATTTTTTACCTCCTTTCTAAAAAAGTTCAAAAAAATAACCCTAACCAAACGGTTAAGGTTAAAATGCATCAATTAAAGCCTCTGCTTTTTCTTCAGAAATGTCATTGTTTTTATTTTGATATATGGAAAGCACATAATGAAATGGCATTTTTAAAACTTCGTTAGCGTCTTTACCATTTTCAATTAAGTCCATCATGAGAGTATCCATATTTTTCAACATTGCTTTATATGTTAAATCTTCAGGCTTTATTTCATGTTCTGGATAAAATTTCTAGTTTCCTCAGTTTGTTGACCTTGCGTAATGAAAACCACTTGTTCACGAAGTGCATTCATTCCATCAGGTGCATGCATACGTTCTTTTAGGTCTTTAACTGCGAATTGGTTATCGTAAATTTTTACAACCATATCCATCAATCTGTCAGCGATTTCTCTTGGCTTCATCGTGCTATTTTCGTCCTCAATATCATCGATTAAATCCATTGCTTCGTATACAATTTCAAATGAAATGAAGTGTGGTGTTAAGTACGTTTGTAATTTAATTTCATTTGCTTTTGGATCTTCTACTAATTGAATAATGTTACGTTTTAATTTTGCCATTTTATAATACTCTCCTTATTTTCAAATAAAATAGAGGGGTTGTCCCCTCTTATGCTTCTACATTTATTGTTATAGTGTCACTCATATTACCAACATATGCTTTAACCGTGGCAATACCTTGTGCTTCCGCAGTGACTTGACCATCACTATTGATTGATACAATATTCGTTTGATCTGTTGTGTATTTCAATAACTTACTTTGATTAGATGGCTCTACTACAACATTTAAATCATATGTGTTGCCAACTTTTAGTGTTTTAAAACTATCTGGTATATTAACCGACTTTATCTCAGTTTCCGATGAAGCCGGTTGCGTTACAAAGTTTCGCCGTTATCCTCTGTCACGTTTCCAGTATATTCTTCGCCTAAAATTTTCTTTAAGAAAGCCTCTTCGCCTTTTTCACCATTTCCACTATGATTTGTCATGTTTGCTGAATCAAAGATATATTTACGTACTGACTTTTTATTATCAATTAAAGGGAAAAGTGCCTCACCTTCAACCTCTTCGCTTGAGAAATCCCAATCTTTCTCAGCCGTTTCGCCATCGATTTTAGGATTTGTAAACATGACTTTAGGTAATAAAACCGTTCTAAATGTGCCGTCTCGACGCTCTTGTCTGAACCAAATTGCTACATAGTTGTTTTGTTTACCTTGAGTTTCTTTATAAACACCGTATTCATCATACTCTTCATTGAATACTATTTTGCGAATCTCTTTAGGGAAAGCATGCATTTGTAACGAAATTTTACCTTCTCCGTCTGTGTTCCCTGATTCGATTGGACCACCATCAGCATATGCTGTTTTCAAGTCTCCTCCAGTTTCAACACCGATTTTTTGTAATCCTCTAGTTTTTGTAATATCGCTATATTCTAGCTTTGCGCCTTCTTTTGTTAATTTAGCGAAACCTAAACCAGTAATGTTAAAATACGCTTTCGGCGCACTTGCTTGTTTTACTACCATTTATTATTCCTCCTCGTAAAAAATGCCCTCGTAGACACGAGTGCTTCTATATGTTTTAAATTCTTCTATATATTCAGGTTTTCCGTTGGATACATTTCCCATTTTCAGTTCAGACCATAATAACTTTTGAATACGATTAGATATCTTATTTCTTATGATTCTCGCGTTATACTTTTCGTTAAACTTCACAAATACATCTATTTGTACAATGTAACTATATGCGCGCTCATCTCCGTCAGTATAAGTTGTAGGTATTGGGTCGTCTATATCGTCAATAACTATGAAAGGTACATCCGTATCTTTTACGTTTGGGTATTTATTGAACTTAATATTATTGATATTTACGTGCTCTCTAATAATTCTGTCTTGACTAATCACTTCATGAACTTTGTACAAAATATCAATCACAATTTTTTTAACTCCCTTTTTAGCGTCTCAAAATACTTATTTTGCCCTTGTCTTATTGCTCTATTAACGCCACCCATAGCTTTAGGTTTGATAAATTTACCTGTCCCTTTTTGAACGTGTCCATTTTCAATTAAATGTACGATTTTATAACGGTCTTTAGAACCTCGCCAATGAACAGTAATTGTACGTTTTCCGTTTATCCATTCAGGTTTACTAAAACTTACCTCATTAATTAATGCGCCCGTATCTTTTGATGGCTTTAGTTGTTTTTTTACTTCTTCAACAATTACTTTAGCACCAGCAATTAGCGCCCTATCTTGAACTTTTAACATCGCTTGAGTTCCGAAACGATTTTCTAATTCTCTTTCTAATGCTTTATCACCTATCACTTTCACACTCATGAACTATATCCTCCACGAATCATAATAAAGTCTTTATTATCCAAATCTGGTGATACTTGCTTTATATTCAAACGATTTTTGAAATATCTTGATTCAATTTCAAGATAATGTTCTTCACTGGGTAAATAATCACCTTGCGGATCACGAATATACAATTTAATGTCATTTTGGGTTCCGTTTGAGATAGCTTGTTCTAATTCACGTAACCAGACACCATCAATACTCGCCCAACAGCTATATAATAATTTTTCTTCTTTTTCTCCAGCTTCTGGACCATTATTTTCAGTATACTTATAAAAATGAACACGAGTATTTAAACGTTTAGTTGTAATTCTAGGTTTTTTAAACACTTTCTTCATCTTCTGATACCTCCATTAGAGATAACGAAAAATCTATTATTTCAGGTCTGTAATTATCGTTGAAGTGTTCTAATAAATCTTGATAAGCATATCTAGCGCGTATAAGTATCAATTCTTGACCTATTAAATTCTCTAATTCAAAAACTCCGCACTGATTTTTTATACGCTCGTACGACATTTTTAACAACTGCTTTAAGTACTCATCCTCTGAATTATGGTCAATCTTTTCAAGTGATTTAAATTTGACAAGCAAATCATCAATCGTCATTGTCTTCACCATTCAATAAGTCGACGATTTCACTTTTAACCATTGAACTAGACGCTTTTTTTTGTAATGATTCGCATAGTTCTAATAATTCTTGTTTTGTCAGCTTATCTAAAGGTACGATATAAACTTTGTCGTACTTATTTTTGATTTGATTTGTCAACAATTCAACACGAGGATTGTTATACCCTTCAGCTGGATACAACTCCCCTACTTTGTACTTGTGTTGATTGTGCTCTATGTCTTTAAAAGCTCTAACAACTTTAAATTTCACCATTTTATCACCTCATAAAATTTTATAGTGTTTCTTCGGTACCTTCTAAAGCTGGCTTATGTCCTTTTAAATCTAATTTCCAAACAGCAGCAACTTTATTATCTTTCGCTTTGCCGTAAGCAAATTGTTTTGCAGTGTATAAATCCATATCATCTAACGCAAGTGTTTCTTTAAATTTCTGAACATTAATACCACCAGCTAAATAACCATCATATAAACCTTTAACGTACGTTAAAACCTTACCTGCTTCTTGGACTGTAGACTCGATAACATTCAAATTAAATGGTAAAGCAGTAACATATACGCCATTTGCATTTAAATGTGTATACTGTGCTTGAACCTCAAAAGCATCGGACGGATTAACAACCATTGTTACATTACCTTTAACCGCTACTGATTTACCTTTCTCGTTAGTTGAGTGGTATTTAAACACTTGCGTCAATTCATTAACTGTAGCGCGCGGATTAGCAAATGTAAGCGTACCTTGTTCTTCTTTCTCTGGATAAGCACCCTCAGTTACCGATACACCTTTTTGTACTTGACGGTTTAAGCCGATTGGTTGGTCTTTACCAGTACCTTTTAAGAACGCAGTTTCAAGCGCCACTGCAAATGCTTCTTCGATTTGAACACGAACAAATCTTTCAATCCACGCAGGACCAAAATCATTTAAATCTTTTGGTAAAACAACAAACGCTGTCAATTTATTTTGAATTGCTGTTTCTTCACTGAACGCAGCATCTAATTGACCTTTAATTTCACCATAGATTTTACCCCAAACGGCTACGCCAGAAGTTTCAGATTTTAAGAACTTCAAACGCAAACCAGCGTTTTTAATACCTAAATCAGCTAATAACGGATGATTCGTCGTCAAATCTTCAAAAATTCTATCAATTGTTTCTTCTGGCAAAAGTTTTTCTTCTTTATAGTTAACGTTTTTATTGATATCCATGAAGAAACTTCTTTGGTTTGCACTCAAAGATTGTGCTGATTTAGGTAAACTAGAAACTCTTTCAGCTTCTGCTTTTGCTTGTAATTTAGTTTCTTCAAATAGTTGGTTAATCATGTCACCGTACAATTCATTTTGTCTTTCTTGCGGTTCACCGTTGTTTACTGCATTAATAAATTCGTTTTTCGCATTTGCGAATGTTTCCGATAAATTTATAGTCATTTTATGACCTCCTATTTTTTGTATTAAAAAAGGAATCTTGAAAATCCATTTGCTGATACTTTACTATCTGCAACATCGATTTCTGATTCCTTTTCTTTCATATTTATTTTTTCAATTACTTTATTTGCTATTGCGTCAATATCAATGTTAACCTCTGGCGTTTTACTTACCAAAGCTGTTACACGATTTAATACATCTTTCGATAACACTTGTGTATTGCTTGCTACAATTTGCATATTGTCGTTTTCAAACATTTTACTATCCGCAAAACCTTGTTCAATGGCTTCATCAGCATTTAGCCACGTTTCCCTAGCCATCATTTCTACAAGTTCTTGTTTGTTTTTACCAGCTCTAACCGCATATGCCTCAGCCATTATTTGACCAACATGTTCTAATGTTTCTGCAGCATGATTTAGATCTTTCGCTTCTCCTTGCGCAATACTTGAAGGATTGTGAATCATCATTCTAGCAACCGGACTCATTTCGATGTGGTCACCAGCCATTGCGATAAGCGATGCCGCACTTGCTGCTATTGCTGTGATGCGAACATTCACTTTGCCTTTATGAGCTCTTAAATGTGTATATATTTCACTACCAGCTACTAGGTTACCACCATTTGAGTTAATTATAATATCAACATCTTCATCACTAAATTCTAGTTGTGTTAAAACATCTTTAGGACAAGTCGAATCCATACCAAGCATTTCGTAAACCCATTTATCTTCGTTGGAAACGATGACGCCTTTAATCTCCGCTTTCATCTTCATCACCACCTTTCAAAGTGTTTTCATCTTTTTCTTTTTCATCATTTTCACCACTGTTAGCTTTTTCGTAGTTTTTAGTAATCAGGTATTCGTCTAATTCAGGATTGTCTGATGGTTCTTCACCTAACATAATCCGCACCTCATTCCTTGTAAATGAACCAGAACTTACAAGTTTGTCAATTGCTTCAGCATATTGAAGTGGGTCTTTTTTATTCACACCGACAATTTCTATTCTTGTATCTTTCAAATACATGCTTTGTGTTATGAGTTTCGCGTTTAATTCGTTCTGAATCTTTTTTAATAAAGGTGTTAAACAGAACTTCTCAAATACAAGCGTGTTCTTTTCCAAATCAGCTGTTTCTCCGTAAATCAAACCTGGAGGTATACCAATCATCAACGCAACATTTTTTATTGCATCTCTCATTAGCTCACTCAATTCAGAAAAAGGCATGTTACTATTCTTACCACCATTAGATAATTCCTCATAATCAAAACCTTCTATCAAAGGCGCGATTGCTAGTTGATTTTTATTAAAAGTATTGAATAATTTATTTGTGAACGCTTGTAATTTTTCTATATTCTTTTCGTCATATGCGCTAGAGGCAGATTTCAAAATCCCTCTTATTTGATAGTTTTTTAATTGTGCACCTATCATTCTTCCGAATATTTTCCCGTAATCTTCGAATAGACTTTCTACAAAGTGTGTCACTTTATTGTTGTTGTACTTTAAATATATGACCTCTTGCATTGTGAAAGTACGTTGATAAGTATAATCTTTAACCGTTACATCTTTGAATATATCATCATACAAAGCGTACTCTTCTCTGTAAAAGCTATCTGCGATAAGTAATTCTTTGCTGTCACTTACTACGATTAAAACCTCGTTATCATAAATTAGTTTATATATAACTTGTTGCCAAAAACTATCGCTTGATAAGTCAGTATTTGGTTTTATATTTAACTTGTAGTAAACATCATTCTTTTGAATTCTATTACCTTCCAATACTTTAAAATGACTTTGAGCGACAGCTCGCGCAACAAATTCAATACAACTATCAATCGCTAAACGTTTCACATACGCTTGTTGTGATAGATCTTCTATCATATCTAAATCAAGCATATATGTTATATCTTTCCTAGTTTTAAATATCTTTTCTAGAATACTCATGTCTCACCTCCTCTATTAGAAATCTATACTCATTAATGCATCAAGCGCTTTAGACATGTCTTTGTCTACTATATCGTCTGCTCTATATAATGCGTGAACAAAAGCCATGAACCCATCGGTTTTTCTTCTATTTTCATCTTTTTTAATATATTCTTTATTACCATCGGGTTTAACCTTTACTGCAACATTATTAGTAAACCAACGCATCAAAGGATTGTCTCCATATATTACGTTATGTTTCGCAAACATTGTATCGATACGTGGTGCAAGTAATCCATGTATTGCTTTTGGATTTCTAAGTACTTCAAGTTTTATGCCAGCATCCTCAAACGCACGTCTTACAATATCAGTTCTATAATTATCAGCTATGACTTTTTCAAGCCCATATTTTTCTCTAGCCTTTAAAAACCAATCAACTATATATTCAATTTCAATGACATCATCATCGACAATGGTCAATAATCCCATTTTTTCCCATTCTTTAATAGGAGGTTCTAATTTGACATCATCCAAAAACCCTTGTCTTACAAACGAATGTCCTAACCAAATGTAATCATCGTTTTTTCGGAATAATAGCCCTACACTTGCAAAATCTCGAATGTTTGCAAAGTCTAAACCACCAATACACATTTGATTATCTAAATTTGGTATCTCTCTATTAGTCGCTAGTATTTCTTTCCATGGTGCTATTACTTTTTCAAGGTCAACTTCAGGCAAATTCATTCGCTTAGTCATGAATTCGGGCTTATTTGAACGGTTGAATGGTAAATCGTTATATTCTTCTTCAATCGTACTTAGCAGTGTTTTAGCGTATTCTGATAACGGTTTATGTAACATTGGGTTCGCCTTTTCCCACGTCTGTCTGTCATCAACTTCTTTTGGATCGTCTAACTTACAATAAAAAGCAAACAATCTACTATTTTTAACCTTGCCACTTAATACACTTGCAATTTTGTGCTTCATTGCATCGATATAACCCTCTCTAACAAAACCATCAGTACTTATATAAAACGTTCTTCTATTTTTCTTTTTACCTAATCCACCACGTTTGACGTTTACCATTTCAGGACCAAAGAAATAATGAATTTCATCAAAAATAACACACCCCTCACGTCCACCGTCTTTGGTTTTTGTGTTTGATGTGTTATATCGAATAACCGATTTAGTTGCACGGTTTATTATTTTTGCTTTACTAACTTCATAAGGAGCTTTTGGCGTTTTACCCGTCTTATTTCGTTTGTTATCCATTAAAACGGTTCTGATTTCATCAAACGATGTTTTTGCTTGATCTTCACTATTAGCAACAATGGAGATGTGATATTCTTTAACTCCGTGTAAGGGCGTAGAAAGAAAATCACTAATAGCACTTATTAGACCGTTTTTCCCGCCTCCACGTCCCATGAAAATAGCAAATTCTGTAAAGAAAGCTTCATCTGTATTTTTATCTATAAGAAATATATTAGCTATGATAAACCTTTGAAATGGTAATGTTGGAAAATACCATTTTTCAATAAATTTGATACAATCCTCGATTTTCTGTTCATCAAAATATACATCATCTCGTGAATATATATGTTTTTGTAGATAATTAAAGAGATCAATTCTTTCTTTATTTAAAATTATCTTTCCTTGTTTCCACAAATTTATATATTCATCAACGTATTTATTACTAATCATAGGTAATCATCAGATGGCGTTTCTGTGTCTTCTTTCTCTTCGGGCAATAAATCCGATAATTGTTTGATTATTTTTTGATATGCAGCATCTCTAGCATTAAATAGTTTGGCTACTGGTCTTTCCCTTTCATATGGTGGCGCCTTTTCAGATTGAGTAAATAAATCATAGTCACCTTTTTCTTTTATGTCTTCCCACATGTAATCAAGCATTACACGTAGCCTTGCTGCTTGAATAATTAAACCATCAACTACTTTTAATTTATTGCTAGGTATGTCTTTATATAATACTTGCAGCCTTTCTTTTTCTTTAAGCACTAAGTTTTCATCAACTATAATCTCCATTTCATCACCTGCCTTAAAATGGTTATAAGAGGGGGGGTATACATGGATTTTTAAAATTATCGCGAAGTCGAGCCCCTCCCCGTTCCCCAAGTATTTTGATCGCTTTTGATTTTTTTGACCCGGGGGTATTTACCATTTTTCGTCTTTCCATTTATTTTCTTTTTTTATAAATCTCTTTTCTTTTTTGTTGTGACATTTAATACACAGTGTTTCTAAATTGTTTAAGTCATGAGCAAACTCCGGATGATGTTCTAGCGATAATATATGATCTACATCCAACGACTTACGCTTGCTTTTGTCATATGTCGTTAACTTGCCGTCTCTCTTACATTGTTGACATTCATAATTATCTCTTTCTAGCACTCTTTTTCTTGTTGTTTGCCATTCTTTAGACTTATAGAATCGTATGCGTTCGTCTTTAGTCATCATAATGTTTCACCTTATATAACTTAAGTAGTATCAAGACGCATCTATACTTGATGTGTAGTAATGTATTTACTATTAGTTTGAACATGTTCATACCTCATAAATAAAAAGACACATCACATAGTGATGCGCCTCTTGTTCATGCGTCGTATTAGCATTTAATAACTTTAAATATTAATCTGATACTAACATAATAAACTGTTTTAATGCGGACTTACATAGGGTAAAAGTCCGCTACACATAACCAATATACTTTGCTAACTTATCGATCAGTGCATTCCTTCTACGTAATATACTTGTCTTACTTGTACCAAAGTAATGTGCTATATCTTCCCATTCATAACAACCAATAGGACAATCCCAATATCTAAACCTTAATAACTCAAGCGTATCCTCATCACTTTCATCTATCAATCTATCTACACCGTTAACTATATTTCTTAATGTATTGTACCTGTTATCACTAAACTTCTTTATTGCACATCGTTCAATCGGGTTACCCGGCAAATTACTTTTGCCAGCTCCCGCATTATCTGGTTCATGACTTTCAAGTAATTCATATTCTCGCATCTTCAACTCTCTTCGATAGTTATCGATGTGCTGAATGTATTCTTCAAGCTTTTTGATATCGTGTTTCTCAATCTTTATCATTCAATGTAATACCTCCGATAATATAAATTACTTTTTAATATCGTTATTCATTCGCTTTAATTCAATCCTGTATTCTTTTAACCCGTTGTATCCTTTAGTTTTAACTACTTCATCAAGTAGATAATCATTCATATATCTGAGCGCTTGTATCTCCCTTGCACGATCACTATTAATACTGATACAAACTAATAGCAATATAGCAAATACAATAGTCATAGTAATCCACATCACTCACTTACCTCCGCTCGAAAGACGTAATCACTCGGCGCCTCTACATCATCATTAGCCGTCATCATAATATATACTTGCTCAGTTACATACTTACCTAACTCATACATCGCTAGTAAGAATAATAATCTTAGTATTTGCTTAATCATTTTTTATCTACCTTCTTTACTTCGTATAAGACCGGATATAAATTTAAAAAGTGTATTCTATATCCAATCGTCTTAACTTTTACTTTATCACCTACTTTTAACCTAGCTTGTATGTCTGCGCTATCAAACTTTCCTTTGAAGAATAAGTCTGAGTTTTCGATGACTTGTTTATCATCTAATACAATATAGAATTTGTCCTCTTTATCTTGTCTTTTGTTATATTTATCTGTAATTGTCCCTTGATGTACTTCTTTGTTTTGGTAACTAGCCACTGTATAGATAGGCAATGCGACAACAAGTAGCAATGCGGTTATACCGAATAATGACAGTATTCCAACAATAAAGATGTCGAACCCATCCATATTTTTAAGTTTTTTAATCATTTCCCACACTCCCTTATATTTTCAAACAACTGACCCACTTTAATAACTGCATCCCTTTTAACTTGTTTCTCGTACTTCTCTTTCGCTTCTTCTTTACTCTCTGCCTCAACAACTGTAAACCTTTGATTACTCTTAGCTTTAGTTATGTGTGTATGTTTACGTCCTGTTGAATCTTTGAATGTTGTGACTAAGTATTGTGTCATTCCTCATAGCTCCCTTGAACTTGTTTGAGCTTACTCATAAAAAACATTACTAAAAATGCTATTAAGATATGCGTCTTTTGATGTTTATAAGCAAATGTAGATATCATAAAGATAGTAGCAAGCATTAACATTTCATATATGTTTGTGTGTATAGTCTTTTTACTCTTAAGAAAAATAATTGCTATGCGATAAAAGAGATAAACGCCAAACCCTATTAAAAATATTTCTAACATGTCGCTCACTTCCCCAAAACCTCCTTGACTCGATCTAATATGTCTTTACACTCCGCTACTTCCGAAGCCTTTTGCTCCACGTTCTGAAACACTCTCGAATTCCTCCACTTGCTTTAGTTCAGGTGTCCATATAGGCACAATAACCAATTGAGCTAGTTTGTCGCCTTTGTTTATGACATAACTACCATTCATACATAAAATTTTATCTGTTACAGGTAGTCGGGCATACTTTCCATCTATCCCAGCAGGACTCCGACCAAAGTTACTCATATCCTCACTCTCTAACGTTTCATTATCATTCTTGATATTAATCCCTAAATTGCCGTGATATCCCGCGTCTATCTTGCCTGTTTCAATCACTAAATGCGTTTTACTACTTACACCACTACGGCTAGTTAATAGTCCGACATAGCCCTCTGGTATGCTTACAGCTACATCTGTTTTGATCACTGCCTTTTCTTGTGGCTCAAGTACGACAGTTTCAGCTGAGAATATGTCATAACCTGCATCCGTCTTATGATTTCGTTCTGGCATTCTAGCGTTTTCTGATAATAGCTTTACTTGTAGGATGTTAGTCATTTTCCTTGTCCTCCTCATCAATTCCAGCCAATTCATACATAACGCTCTCCATACTTTTATCTTTTAAATCTTCTGACACGAATACCTTTAAATCATGGAATTCTGTAATTATTGTTTTTTCGTCATGGTCGATGTAAATTTCTAGCGTACCATCAGCTAAATTAAAAATAGCTTTATCTTCATTTTCTTTGTATCCTTTTTCTTTTAATTTCTTCAAAGATTCATTAATTTTCATTTTCCTGTTCCTCCTCATATTCAAGCTCTCTTACTTCTCTCAAAACCTCTGACGCCCAGTCTTCTGGATACTCAACCCATTGCGCATTAATAGCTTCGCGAATTTCATCAAACGCTTGCGCTTTCTTATACACGTCTTCAATCTCTTTTAGCAATCCCTCTGTGTCATTGCCGTTATACGCACTAGCACTTATAACGGATTGTTCTATTTGTTCACGGTTATCCATTTGTGTCATCCTCCGTATTCGGATAAAATTTAATAAACATTTTATTACCATGCTTATCTATGGCAATTAACTCTTCGTATTCGTCGTGTGATACATACTTATCAATCACACAATTTTGTAACATTTGCATCATTTGCATATGCTTTTCAGCATTCATCATTTCCATCTCCTCTAAAATAAAGTTAGTTGCTTCTGCTCCTCGTATTCCAAACCATGTTGCTTTATATATGTTTCAAGCTCTTCCGCTGTATCAAATATCTTTTTCACACCTTGCCAACCTGGCACGATATGCCCATGAAAGTAATAAGTGCCGTTTACTACATGGATATGTGCCACTCGCTCGTTATCCTGATACAGATATCTCTTAGATCCGAAAAATTGGTTTAAGTATTCTTTGCGTGCGTTATCTATCATGGTCATCAATCCCACAAGTCAAAGGCTCTTTGGACGTAAAACTTCGCCTTTGCTAAATCCTCATGACCGTTCTTTAACGGTGCTCTAGACAGGTATTTGATTGCATTACCTATTGCGAATGCTAATTGTGGTGGGTACTGTGCCGTAACTTGTTCGATAAAATCTATAATTTCAATGTCGCCGTATGTGTAATGTGCAGGTTGCTTAACATTGTCTTGCGTTTTGTTCATATCTACTTTTCTGTTACTTATTACGCTCATTATGCTTCACTCCATTTCTTGAACATTTGGTTATAAGTGACATCGAACCAGTACGGATCACGTGAATGTTTCCGAGGTACATTAAACAAATGTGGCTTCTTCTTACGTAGCTCAGCCTCTTTCTTTCGCTCTCTTTCCAATTCACGTTCGAGTCTCGCTTGTTTAATCTTTTCCATTTGTTTCATTTCTCTATATTCTTTTAGGTGCATGCCATAAGGCGCGTCTAAAGCTTCTGAAAACTCCCAACAACCTCTAACACGTTTAGAAACAATTCCAGCGTTTATCCCGCGCTTTGCCATTAGTTCTTTTTCAAAATTGTTAAATTTATATGGTTTATTATTAATGATTACAACACTGCCCATTTATTCCACCTCTACATTTACATTTCTAATTTTTAAATTGTCATACTCTAGTATTTCGTCAGGATTGTTATATAAGTAATCTGCCAGCGTTTCTTTTTCTTTATCCACATCATCAAAATGCTGATATTCAACTTCGGTAGGTATTCTTATATCAATCGTTGCGTTTATATATGCTTGTTGTTGCATTAGATCACTTCATTTCTCTTTTGCGTTCTCGTCTTGCTTTAATTAATTCCTCGTACGTAATCCATGTTTTACCTGTATACTTAGGCGCTTTACATATCCAATTGAGTTTTATGTTTCTGTATTTGTGTCTGAACATCTTAGCTTTAAGTTTTGCTACTTCGGTTGGCATACCTTTAATGTCGATAACTTCAATCAGTTTGTCATCGAGATATAACGCGAAGTCTGCAATATATTCAATCTTTCGTTGTTTATCTAGTTTTGGTAATAATTCAAATTTCGGTTGTAGTTCGATACGATCATAGTTAGTGCCATTCATATTACTTTCTAAATATTGGTAATATTCACATTCTACTTTGCTGTCAAATACAATCCCTTTATACTCAACTTTCTTAGCGTTGTATTTACTCATCGTGCACCTCTAAATATCAAATATCGTTGCTTGTAATCCTAGTTCTTGCTCATATAGAAGCCCGTGAGCGCCTTTGAATCGTTTTAGGTCACTATCAGTCATAATTTTCTTTTCGTCGCTGAAATGGGCTCCTGTGAGCGAATAAACTTCATTCTCGTTATCTTCATGTTTGATGACCTTAATATCTTCCGTGCCATCTTCTCGGTATAAGTAATATTTTTCTTTCGGCATTTTTAACACTCCTTAATATTCGACGACAGCGGGGCGTGTGTGACGTTCTGCAAGTTTTTGGATAAATAGGTCGTACAACCTATTTTCATCGCCCTGTGCCTCGTCTATGAGTTTCTGAGCATAAATATCTGAACACTCAAGTTTAGTTTTTAAAAATTCTTTGGTTACCATGCATCTCGCTCCCTGAAATCGTCTCCGATTACTCTTACTTTTCTCGCATTGTGTTTCATTCTTGAATTGATACGTTGCCAGTTCATATTTTGATTTAGTTCTTTATCACTAAAGTTAGTTGTAAAGATGTTGTTTTTACCTACTCTGTTATCAACAATGCTGAAAAGTTTATTTAAAGTGTGCTCTGTGTTTTCTACACCCATATCATCTAGTACAAGTAAATCAATATCACTTAGCAATCTGACTAGCTCGTCTGTAGTTTCAACTGCATTTTTGTTGTATGTCGCTTTGATACGATCCATCAACATTGGTATGTGCATAAAAGCAACTGTATGCCCTTTAGATTTGACTGCTTTTGCGATAGCGTATGCTAGGTGGCTTTTACCAGTTCCATATGAACCTTGCAATATTAATGATTTTGGTTCTTTTGTAGAGAAACCCTGTACATACTCTATTGCTGTTTGTTTAGCTTTTACTTGTTTTTCATTTTGTGGCTTATAGTTGTTAACCGTTGCATCTCTTAATGACGGATTAACATTTGATTGATTGAAAATATAATCAAGTTTCTTTTGTTTATTCCTTTTGTATTCTTCGTAAGCCAATCTTTGAATTTCACATTCGCAACCGTCTTTGTATTCATATCCATTTTCAAACTTATATAAGTCATATTGATGCCCGCATTTATCGCAATTCTGTCTTAGTATTACTTCGATTGGTTGATATTTTTTTAAACTTTCGTTTATTTTTTCGTTGAATAACGGTTTCATAACATCCTCCTAGTCCCAATAACTTTCGTCGTACTTCATACGTTCCAATTGATCTATACCAGTTTCTTTAATCTCTTCGCTATAATCATTCATATAGCTTTCGTTAGTTAAAAACGTTTTAGGGTACTTTTGATATTGTTTGTCTGTAATAGTTTTTAAATACTCTCGAGTACCTTGCATGATTTGCTCAAAAGTATGTTTCTTTACGCATGATTTGAATTTAGTGAAAGACATCTTCTTATCTTTTTTCTTGTTGTAAAGTTTCCACCATTCCTCAAATTGCTCATGCGTAACGTCAGTTGCGCTATTATTTGAACTTAAGTTCTTATCTATTTCTTTATCTCTTTCTAATTCTTTATCTAATTCTTTATCTTCTTCTGTTGCGTGACTGTCACGTGACGTCACGTGACCATTTAGCAATTTTCTGTTGTTTTCTCGTTGCTTTTGTTTCCTCAACCTGTTCTGAGCCCTGATTTTCTCGAGTCCTTCAATGTTTTGGTGTTTTTCCCAGTTTGTCACTTTTATGACACCATTAACTTTTTCAATCATGCCCAACGTCTCAAAAGTTTGTATTGCTAACCTTATTGAGTTAATAGGTCGGCTAAACTCATTTGCTAACATTTCTTCGTTATACGGCAAGTTTTCAGATAACATAATGTAACCTTGTTCGTTGTACTTTCCTGATAAAGTTAGCAACTTAACCCAAATGGTTATGATCGTATCTCTTTCGGGTAAAGCTTCGATATATTTGATTTTGCTGTCATCAAACATGCCAACTTTAAGTTTTATCCACGATACTTCTCCCATTGTCTTCTCCTTTCAGCGCTTTTATTTTGTCCGGTACTTCCCAGTTAGATATGAATTCTTTAAGTTCATCTGTCATAGGTACGTCGTTAAGGATCGCGTCAGATCCATGCAGGTATGACGAACATTTGTTGTAAACTAATCTCGCTTTGTTTAAATCGTCATATCCGCCTAACGCTATATAGTTGCCAGAATAAAATATTTTTGAATAATATCTATGTTTTATTTTGTTTATTCCTCTTAAATTGTTTTTATCAGTTCCCCTCTTCAATTGCTTTATGTTTGTTTTATAGTTTCTTTTTTTCAGCCTATTATCTTCTCCAATTATATTAAGGTAACCAACACCACCCCAATATTCATTAACTGCATTGTTGTAAGCTTTTGCTGCTTCATCTTCATTTACAAAGTGACCTAAGTTTTTGGTTTTTTTATCAACAGCTATACATGCATACCAATTATTATTTTTTTTATCCCATGAAACGCCTTTATATTTAGATGAATTGTTACACTTCGCTTTGCTCCATCTTGTTTTATTACCTTCAGTTGTTAGATTTTTTCTTGTGAAATCATTGTTTTTTATTTTTTGGAAACTTTTTTTTAGAATAAAATCAGGTAAATGCTTTTTATCACTATTCACAATCATTCTGTAATTATCTTTAAAAGCTTTATGCCAAGTATGCTGATTAACTCTCTCGTAATCTTCATCATCAACTAAAATTTCTTCTCCATCTTGTAAAAATATCGATTTAACCATTATTCTCCTCCTTTCAACATTTTATTGAGCCTCTCATCAACTTTTATCCACGAGTCATGCAAGTGATATTTATCATCAAACGACTTAACGCCAATCGCATGTTGCTCGTTGTGATGTTCGCGACATAACGCTAATACATGTTTGTCATAGTGATTCATCTTGTTTCTGTTCATGCCTCTGCCGACTGCTTCATAATGTGCCAGGTCTGCGTGAGGCTTTCCGCATATTACACAGTTGCGGTTGACAGTTGACCAGTATAAGAACGATTTATCTTGTTTCAGCAAGTCGCTTGTTTTGTAGCTAAGTGGTATGTCATTGTAGAACGTCCAGTCAAGCGTTGCTTCAATGATTTGACTTGCTTGTGTTCTCGTACAATTACTTAGTGAAATACGTTCATCATAGCCGTAGTAAGTCCTTACATACTCGATGAACATATGTCGCATATAGTCCATTGGTTGACCTGTATATTCTTCTATGTCTTTGACAAGCGCGAATATTTTTCGTCGTTGCTTGCCGGTAATTTGAAACGGATCTATGACGCTTACATCGACTTCCACATCAAATCCGTTATCAAGTAGTAATGTTTCTTTATTGCCTAATTCAACACCCGAGATGACAACTGTTGTTGTACCGTCATCTTGAGTGATATAACTAGTAATTATTGGCATCTAATCATTCCAATCAGAACGGTAAGTCATCATCAGTAATCGCAGTGGTATTATCAAAAGGATTATTACCAGTTTGAGTTTGTCTTTGTTGATGATAATTGTTGTTTGGTTGTTGGTTGCTATTCTTCGGTTCTAAGAATTGAACACTGTCCGCTGCTACTTCTGTAACAAACACACGTTGCCCGTCTTTGTTTTCATAACTGCGTGATTGTAAACGTCCATCAACGCCAGCCAATGACCCTTTGGATAAATAATTATTTACATTTTCTGCTTGTTTTCTAAAAGTTACACAGTTAATAAAGTCTGCCTCACGTTCTCCTTGAGCGTTAGTAAATGTTCTGTTAACTGCGATAGTGAAAGTGGTAACACTCACACCATTTGGCGTTGTTCTATATTCTGGATCTTTTGTTAAGCGTCCTACTAATACTGTTCTGTTTAACATTATTGTTTCTCCTCACTATCCAATTGTTTTAATCCCGCATCTAATTTTTGGTGTGCTTCTGCGATTTGTTTTTGACTTAATTTATTAATGTTAGATATTTTTAGCCATCTCATCGTTTTATCGATAGTTGCATCTCGCCCTTTTTCTTGAGATAAGTTCACGAACTGATTGATACGCTCTTCTAATTCTGTAATATCGTTGTCACTTGCACTTGGTAGTTCCTCGCCGTTGTAGATATATAAGCCTAAACCGTGTAAAGCCGAAGCTTTTACAAAACATCGTTTTTGCGCTTTGTTAATATCGAAAGTTGTTGCACTACCTTTAGCAAGCGATTTATTTCTAAAGTCCAATACTGGAAGCCACTCAGTCTCTGTACTATCTTTCACAGTCACAGATACCTGTACAAAATAGCCTTCTGGTGTAGCCAAATAAGGTACAAAATAATTTTCTGTGTTAATATCTGGATGTGGAAACTCGTGTACTTTTACTGTGTAGTTTGGGTCAATCTTTTTCAGCTCTTGGTGTGCATATGACCATGCTAGATAAGTTAATCCATTTTTTTGTTCTGTATGATCATTCACGTTTTTACTGTTCAACTGTTCAAATAATGTTTGTTCAGTCATGTTCTACCTCCTCGTACTCAATAGTTTCTGTCACTGTTTTCTTGATTGCTTTGTGATAATCCATATTGATACTCGCTTCTTCCATACCGTTAAACTCCCTAGCTCTATTTCTATTTGTGGAGTAACTAACATCTGAATTGTTATCAGTTGGTTTGTTAGTTATATAAATTGGCATATCCCTATGACGGATGATATAAGTTACAGTCTGATTCATAGCGACCTCCTACCATCTCATGACTAAGTTAATTAGTCTGTCCTGTTCGTCTGTGTTCTCTTCAATCCATTCATCTATTGCTTGGTTGAATAAGTCTGATGCCATATCTAAGTCATTCTCATCTACGACATAAGCATGTTTAATTGGTACGTTGTTCATATCTTTAACTTGTATTGATATGCCCATATGACCTTTTAAAATGAATAGCTTAAAATCGAATCCGTTAACATGAATATTTTTGCGTATGATTTCGCCTATTTCGTAATACATCTTGACTTCCTCCGTTTTTCGTTTTATATTGAACATGAATTTTTTCTTAAGTGTTTTGTTTGATACTGTTACTTGTTGGCGCAAGTAGCAGTTTTTTTATTCTTCATAAAAGTATTCTTTATAAAATATGAATGTTGCGATACTTGCGAATCCCGCAATTGACCACGCTGTAGTGAAGTATAGAAACGGCATGAGTACAATCGCTAAGACTGTGAAGCATAATACTGCTAATAGATAGCTTTTATAAATGTTACTCATTTTCTTTTTTCAACGCCTCCATTATTCTCTCGTCTGACAAGCCGTGATAAGGGAATTTTTCTCTAGCTAATTGGACTGGTATTCTGCCTCGAATCGCAATGTAACCTTCGTCTTCAAGCTCTTTATTCAGTTCTCTTATTATTTGTCCTGCTTTGGATTTAGAAACAGATAAAATTACTGCAAGTTCTTTAGCTTGCAAACTATTTTTTATCATATCTATTCCTCCTTTTTATTTTTGTGTTGTGTATAATTTAGTTATCTCCTAGTGAAAGGAGGTGATAAGTATGGAATTTAATGATTTTCAAAATTTCTTTGGTGAACTTAGTAATCAAGCCGAAAAAGAATTCGGTGGTGACAGTGACTTTTTTAGAGATAGAATAAATAAGTTGAAAGAAGATGCTCCTGAAAACGTATCTTACGAAATTATTTATTCAATAGCTTTATACGAAAGCTTAAAAGCTCAACAAGATATGAAAATTTTGAATACAGTTAAATATCTTTTAGATCGTGACTAGCAATATCCAACAATGATTTGCTCTGAGCATTATTAATTTTTGGATAATCAAAATTTCTAAGTTTAAATCTTGTGTTTTTCTCAATCTTTACAACCTTCCACGTCACAACTGCCATTGTGATGAGGAGGGTTGTTTTGTATAGTGTGTTCATTGATAATTCCTCCTATTAAGATTTTTATTTTTCTCCTAAAAACTTATTAACAAAGTATTGTTGTCCTTTGCCTGTTACTTTTGGCGTCTTACTAATTGATGTGTGACCGTCCGAATGTGTAATTGATGTTTCTTTAATTTCGAATAACTCACGTTCCATTGAATACTGTGTAGGCATGTTGTAATCCACACCCTTGCGTTTAATAAGGAATCCGTTTTGACGTAACCACTCAAACAATCTGCGTTGCCCGATGTTTACACCGTTTTGTTTAATGATCTTTGCTAACTCTCCAACTAAAATTGATGTCTTAGTAGTAGCTACTGCATCTGCAAATACAATTTTTGGTTTATCACGTTCAATCTT